GCATCAAACAGATTAATTGCGTCCATATTTTTTCTTCAGTTCTTTTGCTTCGCGGGCTTTTTCATTCAGTTCCGTGAGTGCCCGCCAGCAATCCATCGTAAGAACCGTATTTTCTTTGGTTATATCGCCACCGGTGAGTGCCCGAATTTCGTTATTCATGATTTCGACCATATTCGGCACCTCTTCGCTTTGTTCGCTGTCCTCGTCAATGCGTTCAAAGAAATGCGAGAACTCTTTGGCAAATCGGGTTTTCAGCGAGTAATACCATTGAAAGATAGAAACAAGCTCTTCCTTTTTTAACTTGTATGAGGACGGGTGTCCGCCTGACTTGTCGACGTACAAGAGAAGAGCCATTTTAACCAGAAATTCATCGTCATGTTTAAACAGATAACCTTGAAAAAAGTTTTCTATTTGCAGGTATTCGGAAAAAGAAACACCATGAAACAACGGATCGACAGCCGTCAATTTGCCGATGTGGAACAAACAAACAGGTACATGTGCCGGTACATCGACAAAATCTATGACTTTGAGAAACGACATAATTTGCCACGTCGGAAGCGTGAACGAAATACGGTCGCCGCTGGCCAGTTTCGTTTTGCAGTACCAACCTTTTTCAGTCTCGTATTGCACCTCGAGCCCGAGCAAGCGAACAAGAATATACACTTTCGCACTCTGTCCTTCATAATTGGCAAGCGCATAACAGACATAGCGGAGCTGCTGCTGTGTGAGTTTCTCCCAACAGTCCGGTATGTGAAACTCTAATTTTTTAGCCGAAAAAGTAGGTGGTATCGTCTTTATCATTTTTGTAATGTTCAAAGTGTTTTACTTTATATGCCGAGCTATCTTTATAAAGGGGGAATTTTGGCGGATTATCTTCAAGTACATTTACGACATCGTCTATCTCCCGACGGAAAGCGGGAAGCTTGTTGTTTATGAAGAAACCTACGGCACGGCGGAGCGCATGCAGGATGATGATTTCGTCATCAGTTAAGGTGTTCTTCCTGGTTTTTTCAAGAAGCGACTTAAACAATTCTTTTGAAATATGCGACTGTATAATCTCTTCCGCTTCGGCGATGACCGGGGCCAATTGATGAAGGTCGGAACGTAAGGCGTCAGGTTTGCCTGCATAGTCTCTCAATTGGTGGGCGGTATAGAAAAGCGATCCGATTCGGAACTGAGCGACGATCGAATCGCCCCAATCTTTCAACGAAGGAAGCATCTCAAGTACTCTGTCAACCGATTCGTCACGGCAATTGCCTATGAGGCGGCGCAACGAATCGACGCGATCACGGGAAGCCGGAGCTAAATTCTGATTGCTTACAACACCGAAACCCGTGGGAGTGAGCACCAAGTCGAGTAGGGGAATTCCATTGTAAAACGCCTTGAAACAAATATGTCGCTTCACCTCTTTTAAAAGCTCTTCATCCAAATTAACGGCTTTTGTTTCTACTGGGAAAAAGAAAATAACGGCATCCAGTGCAGCCGTTTCGATTTGATCACAAAGCGAATCGAATACGTCAGCCGTAGCGGACGTTGCCGTCAAAATTGTTTTTTCAAAGAAGTCTTTATCAATTGTTATTTTCATCGTCGTTGTTATTATCGTTATTACCCGAGTTAACGCTCACTTGCTTTGCATCCGTGTTTTCGTCAAGTGTTGTCAGCTTGATGATCGGAACATCCGGATAGACCTTTTCTTCCCAGCCGTTATAATAGATTACGACATTGTGCGGTGCATACATGAGTTCGTGAAAAGCGATCTCGAGTGATTGTTTCAACGTGAATAGTTCGCGTTTATCGCTACCGCTATTGTTCGATTGTGATTTCCCCGGAGTGGCACCGACGAGATTCGGATGAATATTGTCGCCGTAGCAAGTAATGTTCGAGGCCTCTTGAATATCTTCAGACCAATCGCCGCCCTCTTTGGTCGTATCAATCAGATTGACACGAACCATACGAACCTCTTTGCCGTTGGGATCAATATAATACCCGGTTATCCATACCTTGCCGCTGTTCTCGATACCTGCCACAAAGTCTTTGATATTCTTCTTTTCCTTGTTGATACGTTCGAGTTGTTGGACCGGTTCGGTAATGTGTTCCTGTTCGCAAAGATTCATCCAATAATCTTTGTGTACTTCGACCTGGTATTTCACCGAAGCGTGATTCTTCAGCTTCGATTTCTTACCTATTCCGATCATGCGTTTGATATCGAACCAATCCCCTCGAAAGATCGCCGTATAATAGGGAACAGGATAGTACTGACAGCCCGGTGTCGGGAAACGGACGAGGACGGCAAATTTTCGTTCCGCAGTTCTGATCCTTTTCTTTCCATCCATACCCGGAGCCCGCCCCATCAGAATCTCGAGATCACCGAGCGGATCATGTTCGTCAAGCAACCGGATTGACTCGATATCCTCTTCGCGAACGGAAGATTTGCGCCAATTGGCATAAAACACATGTTCGATCTTACCCCTCTCGTTTGCTTTCTCAAATCTGCAATAGCAAGCTTCTTTGTGGCGGAGCGTTACGATCTGCGACCCATCCCGTGACAAGATAATGACCGAGACACAGAAGAAAAAGTATTTCATGTCGGTTGCCTGTTCAAGCATAAAAGCCGCAAGGTTGTTTTGCAGTGTCCAACGGCGAATATCTTTGTCTTTGCTCTGTTGTCCTAATTTCATATCCATGTATTTAGGACCTGTCCCGAAGCAGGTCAGCACATTGAACAGTTTGTTTTGTGACATCACTTCATCAACGCCTATAAGACGGATAATTTCGAACGGTAGTTGATTGTCCGATCCAAAAGGAATGTACCGCCAATGGTGGTTGCCCTGAATGGATACCGATTGAATTTCTTCGGCATCTTCATCGAAAATTTCGGCACTCGATTCAACTGCCATCATTTCGGCCGTGACGTTGTCGGTACCGATTGAAAATATTTCACTCGGCATCAGCCCTTCAGTTCCCTTATTATTAAACTCTTTTTTGCTCATAAGAATATTTCTAAACCGTTAATTTCAAAAAGTGTTATATCCCGGAACTCCCGCAACAGGGTAGACATGGGAATCGCTATCTTGTGGGTACCGCCCCGCCAGTGGGAGCCGACACAGCGCACTCCCTTGTATTCGATGATATCGCCCGTCGACAATTTCCACACTTTAAGATCGCATGGTTGTCCCGTCTCGAGCATTCGCAGGGCATCATTTCTATGTATCACCAATTTCTTAGCCATCATTCAAACGTATTATCGTAGGTAAAATCGAATACACGTCCCGCACGCGGAATCTCCAAAATATTGTGGTTGCGTTGTGCGTATCGGTATTCGAACGTAAAAGAAGGTAAGTCGTCGAGATCGTTGTTTCGTTTCGATGTTGACTGTGTGATGGTAATTTCTTTGCCGGGGAGACCGCTGACTACTAAATAAATCTCTTTGGAGCGAAATAAATCTTCAGTCCAGCTCGCCATTCCCGGAGATAGCGGACCGGTATTTGCTTTGAATACACGATTCTCGACAATATCGTAATTGCGTAACAGCCCTTTCTCGTAAGCTGTCGAGCGGGTAAATTCGGGCTCGAGATTGACCGTTCCCACACAATAAAGAAACTCCTGGCATCCGAAAGAATTTGTGAAAAGCAGTATAGGAGCAGCATCTTTCGTCTCGGTTAGGATATAAGTTTGTTCCCTCTTCCCGACGACAACCGTATAGCGCAACAATTTCCCGATCGTTTCATCCTTGAATTGATCGGGTGAGACGTCAAGCGTTACGATGCTGTTCAGCGTCGATAACGAACCGAGTGGAAACCGTTTCGATTTGACGGCCGAACCATCCCAGTAGGAACAGTCGGCAAAGGCATCGGTAGTCTTTACTAAAATGAGATGAAGTGCTTCTTGGTAGCTTGGTGAGGTCAACCGATCACCAAGCAATGTCGAGAGGAAATACATTTCGTTGAAATCAGCTGCCGAGTAGAAACATTCGGCAGCGGCATATTGCACTTTGAAGCTCCGCTTTATAATTTTATCGCCATCATCTATGGTGTACGAAAACGATTCTATGAGAGTACTGCGAAGATACGGTTCGATGAGTCGGTCTATCTCGAGAATTTCAATGCTTCCATCACCTGCGGGAGTGTATTTCTCCGAAAGAATAGAAGTCGTTCCGCAAAGTAGCGAAAACTTAGCATAAGATTGATTTGTCGTAAATGCAATCTCATGCAGACCGGAAGAAAAATTGTAATCGGCAACGTCTTTAGTAACTACTATCATTTCCTTTTTTGTTCAAAGGAAAGAAAAGGATAGTGTTTATAAAAAGACGATTATAGCCTTGTTATTCTGCCCTTATTTTAATTTTTGACTCAAAATTAAAATAACGTAAATCACTATTTTAATTTGAAGCTAAAAACTAAAATAGCAAGACGGTTTGTATTCCTTGTTAAGAAGTCACTCGTTAATATGAAGTAGAGCGGAATCCGTAAGGACATATTCAAAAACGTATTCGTTATTAGTGAGCCAAGAAGGAACCTCTTCTTTATCCTTCATCATGCCTTCAATATGGAAAGATAGAGTCGATGCAATCGTATTCTTTATACCCTCAAAAGTCTTGTCTGTAACCACGACAGCACCTGGAACTTTATCTTCTAATGTAGCTCCGAAATTTTTATCAACCCAATCAACGAATACTTTTATTTTTTCCATCTTGTTATCGTTTAATACAGCAAAGATATTATTTTTAATCAGGCGAAAAAAACAATCCGCTTCAAGCCATCGCGCGAAGCGGAATTTTTTTTGCAGAAAAAGGGGCTATAAAACCCCTTCATCTGCAAAGCTATAAAATGCACCGTCCGTTATGATAAGATGGTCGAATAATCGTATGTTCATCAGTTTGGCAGCTTCCCGTACTTCATGGGTGAGATTTTTGTCTTGGCTGCTGGGGTGTGTATTGCCGCTCGGGTGATTATGGCAGATACAAAGTTGTGTTGCGTTACATTCGATAGCATATCGAAGTATCAGTCTAACATCTGCATATGTGCCATCGATACCACCTGCTCCAATTCTCATACGCTTTATTACGGTTCCTGCTTGCGTGAGATAGAGTGCCCAAAATTCTTCATACTCTAATTCTGCAATCAGGTTGAACATTAAATTATATACGTCATTCGGACAACTGATTCGTTGACGTGGTTTCACATTCTCTTTACTTCGTTTATACAATTCAATGGCTGCCATTGCCACGCTACGTCTGCCTGGTGTCATGCTCTCCAATATGCCGTTGATATTTATTTTCTCACCTGTGGAAGTTTCTGTGATTTGTTTGCTTTGCGTCATCGTGTAGATAAGTTCCTGTTCCGATACGGTTCTCATTTCGCTACGTTCAAATATTGTTTTCATGCTTTTGATTTTTTGTTTTTATTCTTGAACTTGGAGTCCGGGGGTGTAAGCCTTTTCTATTTCTCCCGAACCGGAGTTTTTTTTATTCCGTCGCTTATCGTTCGTGGTATGTTTCGCCTTTTACACAGCTATAAAAGGTTGTTTAAATGGCTTAAAGCAAGTTTTTTGAACTAAATACAACCCTCTGATGCAATGTGAGGTGTGGAGATTTCGGGCAAAACGAAGCAAGAACTTGCAGAGACAGAGAAACGATATACCTTTGCTGTAGGAAAAGCGAATACATACCTTCAGCGGAAGAAGATGCTAGAACAGAAGTTGGACGACGGTTCGGAAATAGAGGAATAGTCAGAAATGAATCAGATTAACTATCGAGTGTTAATCTACCGCTATAGGTTCCAAAAAAGCCGCGAAGCGGGTTTTTTGGACGCGCCCAAACGGTTATAAAAGAGTATCTTAATGCTTAAAACGACCTCAAAACACACAAGAAAATTTCAAAATTCCGACGCTCAAAAAATTAAAACACTAAAAATCAATATACTAACAAGACAAAAAAGCGCAAATTGTGCGCTTGTCAGGGAGCAGAGCCCCCACCGCCCTATGCAAGAAATCTCATTACCGCCTCAAATCGATGCGGAATATGTTAAATGTGTTAACATTCGCATGGTAAAACCCAAACGTGCGACCAAAAAAAATACCGCACCCCCGATCATCGGAAGTGCGGTAATGAGAAAATGAAAGATACAATAACCTACATGGAAGAGGTAACGAACAGGTTGAAATGATATTGCGGGAATTTCTCACACCCAATGCAAAGCGTATCGAAAGCATCCGAGCCGTCCGTTCTGCTCTCGAGTTTATCGTCTTCAGTCTCTGCCAACTTCTCGCC